TTTTGCATCTTCTCCATAAAACTGAATTGTCCTGCCATCTTTGTGTCTATTATCATATTGATATTCTCTTGTATTTATTCAAAATGTTTTCAACTTTTGAAGACAAAAAGGTTTTTTTCAAGTCCACTATATTTTCACCGACCCTGCTTTCACTGAAATAATATTCGTATCTCAAAATTACTTCGTCAATAATTGCTTGCTTTAATCCTGCGGGGGCTTGTGTTTGCCCTGTTCCGGTCCCATAACCCGCTATGTATTCAATGACAATGTTATTTACACCTGACGGAAAATATACTGGAAATGTTGAAACATACCGTATTGTGTCATTGTCAGCAATGCTAAATTCTGTTACATCCTGTTCTATGTCATTTATCGCTATAGAGTTTAACTTTGATACTGCGACACCTTTCAAGAATAAAAAGGTTCTTGGTCTATCATAATCACCGCCTGAAAGTGTCTCTGTATAAGTATCATAATTAAACCATCGTCCTGTGTTTATTTCCATGTCAGAAACTACAGCATCAATCAACTGTGAAAGTGTCGTGTCATCCACACTCATTCCAGGCAGCATAAATCGTTTAACTTCAGTCGTGCTGACAATCGCCATAATTTTTTACCTCCACATTTTTTGATTTTTTGCCAACCATTTTATTTTTTCTTTTTTTCTTAAACTTATCCTTCATTGATTATCTCCACATATTCGTTGCCGAGTCGTTTTGCCAACAACAATGAAACCTGCATCTCTTCCCCTTTTTTCAACAGCCCATAATTTTCAATAAAACAACTTCTTAATGCTCGTATCTTCACTTGTGTTTCTTGGTCTTTTAACATTTGTTGATTTAATTTTTCATTGTCTTTAATACATTGATTAAAAACCTGTTTATACTGTTCGGCAATACTTTTTATGTCGTGATGCTGTTCAGCAAATTTTCTACTTTCTTTTTTTAATTTGTTAAACAGTTTTTTATCGTCCTTTAATCTATTGATACAGTCAACAATACTTTCAACAGTTCGTTCACAGAATAAAACATTCTTGCTATCTTTCAACATTTCGCCGTGATATCCTGCGGTTCTTGTTGTTATCACTGGAACACCGCAAGCAAGGGCTTCCATAATAGTATTTGAACACCCCTCTGATTTTGTCGGATGAATTAAGACAGAAATTTTGTGATAAAATTCTGACTGCATTTTCTCGTGCGGTATTTGATTTTCGCCGTAAAGGGCTGATATTAGTTCAATCCCTGTTTGCTTACAAGCATCAATGACTAAATCGTATCCTTTATGGTCTCTATATTCTGGCGTGCTCACATTGCCAACAAAACCAGCAATAAATTTTGTTCTTCCTCTTTTCGGTTTTACTGGCTTCCATTCATCCAAATCTAATCCATTAGGAATAAGATATGTTCTTGGATTTGCTCGCTTGCCTATTTCGTAAAGATATTTGTTAGTTGCTATAATTGAGTGAACATTTTCCATTAGATTTTTATATCTCATTTCATCTCCGCTGAAGGTTCTATTACCACCCAATCGGCAAATTGTTTTAACATAATCTTTTGCTGAAACAAATTTCAAAAGTGTAATTTGCTGCAAAAACAAAACTGCATAATCTGTTTCTTTCTCGTCCTTTGTAAAAAAAAATTCTGTGTCAAGTTCTTTCAATAATTGTTTTACTATTAGTCCCCAAGACCAACTGTCGGAAAAAATCTTGTATAAAATTTTTTTCATTTTAATGCCCGCTCACTATCTAAATGTAGAATTACTTTATTTAACTGCTCAACATATTTCAAAAAACTGGGACTGACAACACAATAAACATCAGCATATTGATTATCACCGCTAATACAATCCAAGTGATTATATTCTTTCATCTGTTTTTGAAAATGCTTACAAACATTTTTGAACGCCCAGTTATCATCGCATCTTATCCAACCTACTTTATATTTTTTTTCGCTCATTTTATTTTGCTCCCTGCATCAGGGGAGAGACCATTCTTATCTCCAGCCCCTCCCCTGACAAACCAGTTAAGAAACAAATTAACTGGAAGCGGTTTTTATATACGCAAACGCTGTCGGGAACGCCACTTTAATGTCTATCATCTCCTCAAGTTTGATGGCCTGCATTCCCTGTTGCCAAAGATTATAAGTGGTGCCTCCTTCAATAATCGTGGCTTCTCTCGCTGTGTCATAAGACAGTTCACCCAATCTTCCGATGATGTTATACTTCAAATTGCCGAACGCAATAAACTTTGTATTCGCACCACCAGAAGAAGGTAAGCAACTTACTGTCTCAATCGGAAACCCTCTCCACATAGCAGGCCTATCTCCTGTTGCTGGCTGATAAATCAATCCAGCGCTTTCACTTGTGTTTTCTTTGAGATTAGCCACAACTCCATAAAGCACAGCAGCATTCATAAAGAATCTTGCTCCATCAAGCACTGACGAATCTACTGACGCTATACAATCGTCAAGGTCTTTCACCTTCAAGGAAGTTATCGCCGTAGTGCTGGTGGTAACTGCTGTTACTTCTTCATTCGCCAAAATTCCTGGCATACTGGAAACCGTTGTTCCTGCACTGGTCGTGCCCAAGAATGTAATTGAATCAGTTCCTTTTGCCAACGCTCTGGCAATTTCCTCCATCAGGAAGTCAACTACATTCACAGATGCACTTTCAATCATATCATTTGTGATAGGGACAATGCTCCCGTGCCTCTTCGCTGAAAGCGGAACAACACCGAACAGGTTTCCAGATGCTACTGGTGTGAGTGATACTCCTTCGTCTACAACATAGTCATACAGATTAGCAATGGCTTTGGGAATATTCACATTCTTTGACCCCATCGGGAAGATTGTGGAATATCTCAACGCAACACTGTATTGATGGACGATAGAAAGAATAGTCCCTGCGACTTCTGTTGGTATCAAATATCCACCAGTGGCGGGTGATGCGCCGGAAACAACTTTTGCTTCAGCAATATCACCAGCAAGCAACGCCCTTGTCAGTTTGATGAACTTCATACAACTTTCTTCGGATACCCCATATTTTGAAACTGGCTTGGCGGTTTTCAGGGCATTAAGCAACTTGTTATTCGCTTCTTTGGCGATCTCTTCAAGTTTAGCAATTTTCTGTTCAAGCCCGTCAACTGCCTTCAAAAGATTGTCAAAATTTTCCATACTTAAAACCTCCATGTTTGTTTATTACAGGAATAAGATTGACTGTCTGCTCAATTGCTAATGTCTCTGGCATTGCCTGACATCTCCGCATTGACACAAACATCAATCCACGCTCCCTGTAATTTGTTTAATTTTTTCTGTCAACTGCTGTATTTTTTCTTGCAATTGTTTTTGCAACTGTAATTCCTCTTGTGAAACTTGGTCAGGTTCTTGTGGTGGTGTTTCTGTATCACCGCTTTCTAAAATATCTAAAGTTTGCTGCAGTAATCCTATGGCTTGCTGAATATTGTCTTTGACTGTTTTCAATTTATCCTCCTCTGATTGTATTGGTTCTTCTTTGACCGGTTCTTCTTCAACTGACACTTCTTCTTCCTGATGAAATTCTGGCGGTTCTTTATCGACCTTCTCATAATACTTGACTAAAAAATTATATGCTTGTTTTCTATCATCTTCTGGAATATCTACACCTCCTCTTACACCAAGTAATGCTCCCATCGCTGCGACTATTCCTCGCCAAATTGCTGTTAGTTTTCCGTCAATCACTTCAGCAAATGGAAGTTTGTATGAGGTAAAGTTCTCAATATCTTCTTCATTTCTCCAGACAAAACCTCTTTTATATTTATCCCAGTCAATTTTATTTTTGTCTCCTGTTCCGTCAGATGAAGCCCACTTTCTAATTGATGCTTCCGCTCTATCACCGTCCCAATCTCGTTCTTCATCTACTGGAAGTTCATCATCGCCACAAATATCTTTTACTTCAATTGTCATCTTCTCTTCCTCCAAACATTTTTTCATGGTGTCAGATTTAACTGATTTAACCATCAATCCAATTGCGTCAGGATTGGCAGGTACATTACAAATGGAATATTCTAATAATTCCCATTTTTTTATCACTCGTTGAACATCGCCTTCAATCTTATATTTTCGTTTAACCTCTTCAATCTCTTTTTTGTCCATTGTGTCTTCTATAGGGATAAATCCGACAGAAAAACCGTTCAAAAATCCCTCCTTCCTCAAATTGAAAACATCGTTTGCAAATTCAGTATTGGCATACTTTGTCTTGGCAACAATTTTGTCATCCTGTATTTTTATCCACAATGCTTTACCGACAGGGAACAGGTCGTAACGATGTGCATATTGAACAACAGGATTTTTCTTGAAATTATCCAGAATACAACCTTCGGGCAAAATAACTTCATTGTCTCTATCAACACTTACTGATGAAATTATTGAAACATCGGTCCGTTCTTTTTCGTCAACTTGTTTTATTTCACCGATAAAAAATTTTTCTCTTTTAATAGCCATAATCTACCTCCATTTTCCAGCAAGGATAACACATCTGCAATTGGGATGTAAGGGTGGACATTGAACGCCACCTGAAAAAGTTTCATTAACGCCGACAACCTCACCTTCTAACGCTGAACATTCTTCGCAAGTGAATTCATCAAGGGCTGTTGACCAGGTTTTATACTCATATCCAGTATCAATATACACATCAAGTTCAGTTTCATTCATTATGCGAGATACTTCGGTTCTTGCTATCCTCAATGCTCTTTCGGGTGTTATGCCTGTATCATATCTTGAGTATAAATCAATAATCGCTTCCTGTAATTGTGTTACTCCCCAACCCTCCTGGACTGATTGCGCTAATATATCTCGCAATTCGTTTTTCATTGTATTGTTTATAGTGATTCCATATAAATCTTGCCATCTTTTTAGTGTCTCTTCGACAAACACATCAAAACTATCAAGAGTCATGCCGATTGCGCCTAAATCGTCTTCAAAGGATTTATTGACACTTTTACCCGTAATTGTTTCTGCGGCGAAATGTATTCCTGCTCTCATTGCGTTAACAAAGTGCTTGTAACTTATTTCAGTCAATCGTTTCGCTTCATTATTTACTGGCGGAAAAACAAATTCAATTAAATTTTTTTTATTGATACTTTTATCGTCATATACCCTCTTTACATTAGCCAGCACTATTTTTTTCTGTGATTCAAAAAATGATTTCAAATCTCTGATATAATTTTGTTCAATGTTTTCTTCAATTTTTACCCAAGCATACCATTTTTGACCGACCTGTTTATTTAGTGCTATTCTTTTTACCGGCTGTTCTTGACTTCCACTTGTCCCTGATAATGGCATAATACTAAATGGCGCAAGAGGTTTATTTCCCCAAGATGCGGACTTGATACCAAGATATTCTCTGTATTCATTGATACTGCGAACATAGTTTTTCAGCCACATTTCCCATTGTTTTAATTCAAATTCTCTATCTTCTGGAACAGGACTTTCA